CTACTAACACGTTTGCATCGCCGTTACCTACATTTCCAAAGAATAAGCGACTTTCGTAGAAGCCTACTGCTTTCGGGTAGCCTGTGTTCGAACCAAAACGGCTCATCTGCCACTTTTGCGTAGAGTGGAAAGTAGTGGAACTAAGTGGCCGCTTAACTGTAACTGTGACTGTGGTGGCATTTGTGTAACCTGTAATTTCCACAAGTCCCCATGTTTCTTTTTCGTTACCTGTAACAGTAATCGTTTCGTTAGATGTTACTTGCCCATTATATGAGTTAAGCACTCGAGAGCCTGTTACCGGATCAAAACCTACACCAGCCGTGTTTCCGCCGTAGGAAACCGTTTCTGAAGAGGAAGAAGCCGAGCTTGCCGCGTATGTACGGGCTACGGTAGTTACTACAGTACTATATCCCGTAGTGCGGGTAGTAGTAGATGTGGCAGGAAATTTAGTGTATACGTTAGGGGTTGACCCATAATCAAGCGACGCTGAAGTCCCTACTCCAGCAATGTTACCAGCTACGTAAGAGCTCCAAGTTGTTCCGTCCTGTACCAAAACGTCTACTTGAGTAGTATCTGTATTGACAGTGGCATTGGCTTCAGAAATAGGATCGGCAGTAAAATTCTTAATGCGCATAAACTTCCCAACGTCACCGGCAGCAAATAAATTAGCTGACATGACTAGGGTCGCAGACGCGTCTAATGTGTTGGCGGACAGGGAAGACACTTGAACCCCGGTATTACCGAGCTCATCTGTGCGTCCATAAGTGGCGTCATTTATTGGATACATTGGTGCACATATAAAGGGAATTTCCGTAATGGTCCATGCTGTATCTGACGTACGTGCGACTAACTGCGGAGGGTGTGTCTCATGTACTAGGTACAGGCCATCGCCCGATTGAGCGTATCCAATGTCGGGAATCTGCGCTGTAGTGTATACTGTCGTGACTTCAGTAGGTGCTCCCATTGCAGCGCCATCCTTAAAGATGCGGAATTTCAAATTCGAGAATTCCAATACGTACTCAGCGCCGGAAGAGTGCTGAAAAGGGAATAGTCGCGTTGTAGTGCCTACTTTTGCATCGGCAATGTACTTAAAACCAGGTCGGCGAGTTACGCCACCTTGTATTTGCACAATAAAGTTGTCAATAGTTTCTGCCGAGGTGGCATATAGTTTCGTATCGGTTCGCCCAAACATGCGGGGAGACAGTTCGCCTCCAGAGAATGCCGGAAAGTAGTGATTATATTTAGCCATTTACAGGTCCCACCAAGGTAATTCGTTTCTAAAGCCCCCTCTTGCACGTCTCCAACCGCGTCTTGCGCGTATCTTCTTCGGCGTGCCTTCTTGAGCATCTCCCATCTTTGCTTCACTGACGATCCGCCTAGAGGTCTCTCGTAGTCCGGCTGCCAATGTTCTATTGTCGGTTAAAACCATAGCTAAGTGGGCTGCGATAGCGTATATTAGCGCCTCTTTAAAGCCCGGATCAAACTGGCCCGCATCGGTGACTTTCGCCACATAAATCAGGTTACAGGGTGTAGCATCGGTAGCCAACTTTCTGTCCGCCTCTACTCGGTACTCTAGTTCACTATCGTATAAGCGAAGCACTCGCAAGCAATCAGCCGGTAATTGGTAGTACAAATCGAATTCAAAGTCAGGGGTAGTAGATAGTGCCGATAAAGTTTGACGGCTTTCAGCAAAATTCCAAGGGTGCTTGCGCAGTAGGTTATCTCTAGCTTGGTCGTAGATTATTGTACATTGACGCCCGGCTTCGGATGCGTCACTTAGTCCCGTTATCGCCGGCTCGCCTATGAGTGCTAGAGCTGCATTACATATATTTACTTCAGACATTTAAGGATCTCCATTACTAGTATTGTTGTGAATGTGACTTTTAAGGAGTATCTTACTAGGGGATAGGTCCTTTTGTATGCATGCCACAAATAATTTTTAAGTTAGATGTCCTCTCTAGGTACATAATAGTACATTATAGTGCAGAAAATATCATCGTCGTCGGTTTTACCGTATCAACAATAAGGTTTAAACCAATCAAATGTTTAATGAAAGGGCCCACTTTTTAGGTGGGTCCCAAGATTAAGCGTTTAAAGTGTTTCTACTTTACATACCAATGTACCTGCGGCGTCTGTAGCCGCTGGGGTGGTCACTGTAAGGCCTATATAGAACTTGCCGCCTGGATCAGCAGCTAGTCCTGCTAGCTCCCAAGCTTCTTGCCCTACGTTGGCAATATCAGCACCTGCCGCTTCAAAGCGTACGCTCGTCCACGATGTTACTGCTGCCTGCAGGACAGTCGATGCAGAGGCAAAAACGTCTGCGTCAATTACTGTCCCAGACACGTTGCCTAGGTTCTTCTGTGTTCCACCGATTCCTGAATAGTACAAACCAACGTCAACGGCCAAACTGGCCACTCCATCTAGTGCATCGTTCAAGAACATTACGTCGAGGACTACGGCGTTGGAGTCAATAGGGGCAATCAAAATTATGTCCCCTGCTTCATCTTCCGATGTAATTGCCACTTCGATTTGATCGAGAGATACCTCAAGGTGTCCGCTTTTTTTGTCCAATAAAGTGATTGGGCTCGCTTCGATGTTGGTAATATTTACCGATTTAACTGTACTTGCTGTCATGTTTTATCTCCTATTGGTGTGCGATTTCGATTACGCGTTTCTCTTCCATTCTCACGGCACCGAACATCATGTATGTAGATACTTGATATGCAAAGTCGAGTCCTGGACGTTCAGCCGTTTTGACTTGTACGTCATGTGCCATAGCTACTTTAATAGCTTTTTTAGACATTAGAATCGCTCTGTATGTAGTGTCTTGCGTAATATGAGCAGCACGTTCTGAGTGCAGGATCTCTACTCCGCGGAACTTAGGCAGTCCACCATTCGCCATGACCTTACGATCTTGGAAGTCGAAACTGGTTAGTTGGTTGCCTGAATCTCCTAAAAGATCTTCAATCGCTCTTGCATTAGCAATAAGCACTAGTCCGTCGTCAATTCCAACTTCATCCGCTTGCAAGATGCGAAGCGCTCGGTTGAATTTTGCAACAGTCATGCCAGCAGCACCGTGAGCAATCTTTTGTGCAGAGGGTAGTGCAGTTGTACCTGAACCATCTTTGCCTGTACTTGCTGTACCAACTAGGTCCGCCAATACGACTTCATCAAAGTTCTTCATGTGAGCATCCGCAAGTCCGATTGTGTACTCGCTTGTGGGGTCAATTAGAAGTTTGAATTTATCGATGTCGTCAAGTGTAGTCGACGCTGCATAACGTCTAACTGTCGCCATACGTCTCGAGTGGTTAGGATCTTGAAGATCGGTTGTGTTTAGTCGTCCAACAACTTCCGTTGCAGTAAAGGCGCCCAAGCGTTCGAAAAAATGCTTTTCGCCATTTGCTGTTTCTACGGGAAGGATGCTTCTTAAGGAACCCTTTGGTCGCAGTAAGATGTGCATGTTATCAGAAAACTGATTAATATAGGATTGATCTACCGTTACGGTCATATCTTTTCTCCGTTGTATATTTTACGTATAGTACACTATGCACTATAGCTATCATTTTCGAATCATTGGTTATCCAGTATCTTACCGGGCCGATTCTGCCTTGCGAGGCTACCGACAGCTTATTTTGTTCGAAAGGCGCTTGCTGTTCGCGTTACCCTTTCTTTTATCTATTTTGACCTCAATACTTGCAGTCTTTGCATTTCATCAATTGCTGCAGCATGTCCAGGATGATTTCCATCCATGTATGCACTCATGAATTCGGTATCTCTTCTTAAAAGTCCAATTTCATTAACTGCTTCTTGAGGGGTCAAGCCAAACTTTGTGATCTGGTCTGTGCCTACTGACTCGTGGTCAAATATGCGTTTTCCAGCCTCTGAGAGGGCTTTAATAATTTTTGGGTCTCCAAGTGCCTCTGGATCAAATACACTGTTGTAGAGGTCCTCTCCACCTAGCTCCATAGCCGCTTTCTTGGCTAGTTCTACTCTGGCTTTAAGTTGCGGACCAAAATAGCCCTCTAACTCTTTACCGATCTCGTCCATTCTCGACGCTTTTACTATTTCACGCTCTTTAAGGCCCGTTTCTTCTACGCCCTTTTCCAAACCGTACAATTGTTCAGCCTGAGCTGGATTCAAACCAATTTCTAGTGCTTTATTCTTAAAATCTTCGCTTGCAAGGAAATCGTAGCCTTCAATACTTGCCGGCTTACCGAATTTACCATTCAGCTTGAGCAATTCATCTTTGCTTAGGTCTTCAACCTTCTTGCCTACCATGGATTGAGCACTTAAAAGGCTTTTAGCCATTGCGTCGACTGAATCGTAACCTTGTAAGAGTTTATGCTCTTTCAAATCCGCTGATAGTAGATCCTTTAGGTTAGGTGCCGGTGCTGCGGCTTCGACTGTTGCATTTTCTACTGCAACTGCCTCGTTTTTTACTTCTTCCATTTAACGTTCCTCTTTTTGTATACATTTTTTGCAACTTCCGTCACTTCTCTTTCCGACATGGATAGTAATTGAAGTCCAATACTTCTAATACCTTCGTTGTATGCCGACTGGTGCGGATCTCCCGGCACAAAGGTGGTCCTTGTAATGCCCGTGAGCTCTGCCAACTCACTAAAGACTTCTTTATCTGCCCCTTTGAGCAATTTAGATAGTTCCGTCATCTTCTGGTACCTCCTGTTGCTGCGCGCCCGCTTCAGCTTGATCCGCCGCTTGCGCTTGCTCTAGTTTTAACTGCTGTTCTTGCTGTTTACGTCTGTCTTCACGTATATCTAACACTTCAGCAACTGGTTTAACGCTATCTAGCGGTACTCCTAGCCCTTTCGCCGTACTTCTGGCAATGCCGTCGGCATCTAATGTGTCCATTACGGAAGGATCGACTTGTGCTAGCGGTAACAAGATTTGATTAAGCCATCTTAGTGTAGAACTAACTTCTTGTACATCAGACGTCCTAGACAGCGGCCCTGTAAACTGTATTTCCAGCTTACGCCCCTTTAGAAACTTGTTAATTTCCGGTGGCATAGGTTTAAACATATTATGCTCAACCATTAGGTCATACGTGCGTTGGATTACTGGAATCAAGTATTCCGCTTCAATTCTCCGTGAGTATGGTGTAGTTAGGTTGTTATTTTCGTCTCTACGGGTAGCAACCTCTTCCGCTGTCATTTGCGGACCTTCTCGGCTACTTAAAGTATTATCGAAGAATGTATTACGTATACTGGCTTGAGCTGCTGCAATATAGGACTCAAATACCCTTGGGTCTGCTCCCGTATTCAACGGTTTAACTGCATCTCTTCCCGTGAAAGGGTCAATACCGCCATAGATAGGTCCTCCAGAGTCTGGATTCACTTGTAACATCACACTTTCATCGGTCACAAGCAACCTAGGGTTGGCTACTGCCTCTCCCGTATCCAAAGCCGAAGCCATTAGATCTTGTAACATAATAGTTTCAGGTAAGGCCGACCATGCTTGGCCCCTGCCGTAATCTTCGCCAGGTAATGTAGACCATCTTGGCACAATGAAAGATAGGCCGGATAACCCGCCTTCAGACATTATCTTTTTATCTTTTACCCCTACATACGTAGATTTAAACTTTTGTTTCTTCAGTGTCTTCTTAGAAAACATATCTTCCGGTCGCACATACCGTACGAACTCAAATTTCTTAGATGGGTCTTCATGTAAGGCTTCAGTCATTGCTTTATCTAGGCTATCTTCACCCCATGCTTGAGCTGCTTGTCTAGCCGTGTACATAAATCTATGGAAGACTGTATCAACTTGTCCGCCATGGTTAGTTTGTATGTATACGCCTCTTAATTCAAGAGCTCTATATCTAATACCTTCACCAAAGACGTAGTTCACTTCAGCCGGACCTGTACCAAAGACAATTAAATCCCTTACAAGTTCATGGGCCGTTTTATAAAAACCACCTTCAGGATCATCGAATACTTTAAAGACTGCACGTTCTCTGTCGGCCATAACTCTATTTAAGACGTCCGGATCCCCGAACTCCGCTTCAAATTCTGCATTTAATTGCTCATCTTCACCGAACTTAAACCATTTACTCCCTTGATCAATAAGACCTGTCATATATAACGAAGCTAAATTATCTTTGGCTCGTATAGCCGTAGAATCATATAGTTCGAGATTGGGTGTACTGTCTACTTCGTTTGAATCAAATTTGCCCCTATTAGGCGCCATTAAATCTCCCAGATCGTTCCAGGTAGACTCATAAACTGCGCGCTGGCCTTTAAGTTGGCCAAACAGCTTGATGATGTGTTCTCCAGATTCCATAAATTTTCCTTGACTTTTTCCCTGAAGAGTGATAAACTATTAGGGAAAGGTTCATAATATACTATATAGAGCTTACAGGACTTTACCGTCTTGTCAAACCCGTGCCTCGGCCAAGTTTCCTTCGCATGCGGTCCATAGTGGTGATTTTCTTTTGGCCAGTTAAGGCTAAGGTGGCATTCTTGAATGAACGCTTATTAAAACCGGCTGCCAGACGTCCAGTTATGCCTTCAATTAATGAACGAAACGCATCGGCGCCATCGTTGTGCTGAATATCGTCCGTAAATGCCCCGGTACGCTTATTTTTCTTCGTGGTGAAGGTGTAAAGGTGGTTCAAACCCTTTTCACAAGGTACTTTGTTAAAGAAACACCTATGCAGAGCCGCTTGTACGGGATAAATAGCTTCGCGCTTATTAGAGGTACGCGGTAGTACACGACTTTTAATGCCTACCTTGGCCAATTCCTCTTCGTACGTAGAGCGAGATGTAGC